TCAAAGAAGCTCTTTTTTCCGTTGATTTGGAAACCTAGGACTTCTAAGACAAAGATTAAGGGCTCAGCGGCCTCTGTTGGGACAATGATGTCGTCCCCATAGATGGATACGATACCCGAGATGCCCAAGTGGTAAGAAACGGCCCGACTGATGACATAGAAGAGCAAGCTCTCTAGTTCAAAGGTGAAGCCGTTCCCCATCGAAGAGAACATCTCATTGCGGTGTATCTCCCCGTCGATCACCGTTACTGGTGAGCGACACGCGGCAAGAGTTGAGTACCAAATGTCCGGGAGGACAGCGGCAACCAGCTCCGTAGAGATAGAGTCACTTGCGCTGGATAAGTCCAGAGTTGCAAGTGAGCCATCAATACTGCCTTGACGGGCTAGCCTTCGGTTGTTAGATTGATTGTTTAGGTCAATCCCGACACGCCGAAGTCCAGCGCGGATCTGGTTTCCCAGACCCCGTTGGAGATACATATTAAGATCGGGTTCTTTGCAAGCGCATCGATCGATCTCCGCATTCTTTGGGACGGTAAACAGAACGTTGCCTGGGACGATAGACACGTAGTCTTCATCCACAAAAGACGCCCACAGGTCACATTCCGAGAAGATCTCGGAAAACAACCCGAGGGCGTCTTCAGTAACGTCTGCTGATCCGAGGTACTTCTGAGCCGGGTGGCTCTCGGTACGGCTGCGACTCGTCGTAGCACCCCCACTAAAACCCCCTCGAAGGAGAGAATCAGATGGCATGACCCCAATGATTTCTTCAGCGAAGCGCTGAAGAGTAGACCGAAATGCCCGCCAAGTGACGCGAGGTAGGATGTTGTATTCCTCGCTAAGTGTCAAAAGGCGTACATTAGTCTGTCCATTATGTTCTTCGGTAGCTAGCCACTTGTTAATGGCTCGCTGCCTACGAACAACGGCAGGGTCCGTGTCCGAGGACACGAACTTCGAGAAAGCTTCTTCCTTAAGATAGTCCGCTTTTGGGCTACTGGGGAGGTTGCTTATCTCGCGCCGGAGGTAATGCGTAAGGGACTCGGGTATCCGATCGTTCGCGTCGAACTTCTGACGAGACGAACTCTGACGTATTGCCATATGGTACTCCAATAATGGCTTGTTTCTCGCTAGTGCGGAAAACAACAAGGACTGAAATCACGAGGGCGATAACCAAGATCCCCATCGTGGCCATGAGCCCGATGAGAACTAAGGGGTTGGACCCCACTTGGTTATGCTCGCTAGGAGGACCTAACGACATTCAGATCAATAAATTGCCTGAAGCTTCGTGATCGCATCGGAAAAGACCGGTGCGTCTTCGGCGAGAGCCGAAGCCAGAATCCCTACAATATTCCGACGCTCGTCTTCCGTCGAGGTATCCTCGAAAGAGAACGTGCAATCGAAATATCCGCGACGCACCACCAACGGGCTTGAAACCCCGTTATCGGCAACTGCGTTCTGGACGATAGGGAAAGTGCCCTTGAGCGTCACTTTGTGGCGTCCCTGGCCGGTCCGACTAACGCTCGCTGTGAGGCGATTGTTAGCGATCGGAATTCCCGTGCTCTCTTCGAAGCTAGCGACATTGTTTACGATGTCGCGAGGATAGAAGGTGTGCTCTTCGGGAGTTGCAGCGCGGTCCATCAGGACCACTGGTTCAAACTGAGGCATATTCTCACCTTGTGAGTTGTCGCCACAACGCAAGCGCCGTGACAATGCGTGATGTTGAAAAAGGATTTCTAACAGCGTAAGGTTTAAACTTCGGGAAATCCCCGAGAGCCTCACGCCGATGACAGACATAGTCCGCAGTTACAATTTGCGGCTTCAGCTCTGTCAGCGATCCATTGCGAATGCCAGTGAACTGGCCTTCCACTTTGGAAGTTATAGATCCGGCGAGAAAACCTAAACCCACGGTGGCGTTTAGGGCTTCTAACATGTTCCCGACAGGTACGAACCAATCGAGAACAAATGACCAGGGAACGATTTCCCAAGCCACTGAGAGTGGGTCAGTCAAGCCCACCCTCGATGCGTTTGCCAATTCAGCGTTTTCAACCGTCGCCCAGAGGGACGTACGGCAGAGCTCGGAGAACTGGTCACGCGCATCCCTGATGTTACCCCACCTGTCGGTGGGTTCTAGAGTACGTCGCCCGCGTATCTGCTTGGATGCAGATAGCACGTGAGGACGGTCCGCGAGGCCCGAAAAGACCTCGTAAGTACCATAGACGTCAGACATCAGTGGCAGAACACCGAAGTGAAGCCTCAGATACTGATTCGTTACAGACGGAGGCAAAGCCTTCCCAAACTGTTTTCGAACCAATCCCCAAGACCCTCGCCTAGCGGCGCGAAGCAATGTCAGCAGTTCGATGGACGCTCTTCCGAGGTCGTCCGCTGCCATAATTGTTTCTGCCAAGTTTGCACTCAGAGTTGCCTTCCCGTCTTTCAGGCGAAGAAGACATTCTACGATCGACCGCTGGCGCAGCTCATCGCTGACCGATCGACGACCGTAGTCTCCGAATGTAGTATCAAGCGTGGAGCCAAGGGGGTAATAACCACTGACTTTCGTCAGCTGGGGCCACCCACCATACTGCCACTGTTCCCATTCTCCCGGCGTGTGCTTGAAAAGGCACACGTATCTCTCGTAATTGGTAGGTACCCTGAAGGGATACACACCTTTATGAGTGACTACAGGAGATCGGGAACCGGACTTTACACGAGCTCGATCATAAAGGGGCACAACCCCCTCATGTTCTTCCGTGTAGTTATACCGTGGGATAAAGACGGACGAGCGGACAGGCTTATTCACGTTGGTGAATTCACCGCCGTACTCGTTCTTCCAGTCCCACACCATAACAAAGTCCTCCTGATTAGTCGAACTTGAGTAAACCCAAGCTCATCTTCGGCTGACAAAGCCTGCACTTCTCGAAAGAAGAGCACCCCCGCCTTGATGGCGAGACTGCGTGTGTGAAGCTTCAAACCTTCACAGCACCCTTTTGCGAAAGCAGAGTGGTGGACACTCAGTACCCTCCTCCCTAACGGGAGG